ATGGCTGGTCTGCAGGCAACAAATCTAGAGGACTACTGTAAACTAAATAATATATCTTTCTTTGATTTATCTTTACGTTGTGTATTCTGCAAACATAAAATTGATACTCTTGAACTTGCAGCATTTCATGAAAAGCATTTGAGTCTTGTTTTTAAAGAAGATGGACAATGTTATGCCTCCTGCTCTAACTGCTTAAGACTGGCAGCTAGATATGAACTGGAAAACTTTTATAGATGTTCAGTAGAAGCAACTTGTATTGAATTTGTTTGTAAAAAGCCACTAAAAGAGATTATTGTACGTTGTGTTCTTTGTTACAAATTGCTAGATTTAATTGAAAAATACGACTGTATTGTTGGGGATTTACCTTTTGTGTTAGTGAGAAGGCATTGGAGAAATTATTGCAGATTTTGTGTGAAACAAATATGATTGGAAACAAACCTACTGTGTCTGATATTGAATTAGATTTACATGAACTAGTTTTACCTAATAATTTAGTATGTAATGAATCTTTGTCGCCTGATACTGAAGGGGAGGAGGAGGAGCGAGCTCCTTATAGAGTAGAAACCTATTGTAAGTCTTGTGAAACAGGTGTAAGGCTTTGTGTTTATGCGTCTCAAGCTGCCATCAGGACATTGGAAAGATTACTGATTTCGGACTTGAGTTTGTTTTGCCCTGCGTGCTCACGGAATTTGTTTCATCATGGGAGAAACTAACAAAGGTAATATATTTGTGGACGAAGGTTGTAGTAGTTGGTTTATTAAAGAGGCTGAATGTATTGATAGTTTAGATACTATTGAGGATTTATTTGAACATAGCACAGATGGCTCTGATGTTTCCAATTTAATAGATGATGTGGATAACTGCTTACAGGGGAATTCCCTGGCATTATTCAATAAGCAGCTAACGGAGGAATGTGATGCTGACATACAAGCTCTAAAACGAAAGTTTACAACTTCTCCGGAGCAGTCAGTTAATGAATTAAGTCCTAGGCTAGCTGCAGTGCAAATATCTCCTCAAAGAAGTATCAAAAGACGTTTGTTTGGCGATAGTGGTATAGAAGAAGATGAAGCTGAAAATTCTTATGCAGAGGTATCAGAAATAGTTAACTGTGATAATGCAGAAAACTTAAATCTTTTAAATAATGAAAATTATAAAGGTATATTGTTAAATAAGTGTAAAGAAAAATTTGGTGTGCCTTATACTGAATTAACTAGAAACTTTAAGAGTGATAAAACATGCTCTCCGCAATGGATTATATTTGTGCATAGTATTCAGTCAGAATTGTTAGAAGCTTCTAAAATTCAATTACAAGGGTATTGTGAGTTTTTGCAGTTGTTATGTGTAGACTTTTCAGGTGTATATTTTGTTCTTTTTAAAGCTCCCAAAAATAGAGAAACAGTTCAGAAATTGTTTTGTCAAATATTAAATTGTAAAGAAATTCAAATGTTAACAGATCCTCCTAGAACTCGAAGTGCTGCGGTAGCATTATTTTTTTATCAAAAATCATTTGGAAATGCATCTTATAAAGTTGGTGACTTTCCTGAATGGGTTAAGAAAAATACCTTAATTAATCACCAAAGTGCTGTTGCTGCAGATTCCTTTGATTTAAGCCAAATGATTCAGTTTGCGTATGATAATAATCTGACAGATGAATCAAGCATAGCCTATAGGTATGCACAAGTTGCAGAAGAAGATACTAATGCTGCAGCATTTTTAAAAAGCAATAATCAAGCTAGATTTGTTAGAGATGCCTGTACTATGGTTAGACATTATAAACGTCAAGAAATGAGAGATTTAACAATGTCAGAATGGATTTGGAAATGTAGTGATGATTGTGAAGGAGAAGGGGATTGGAAAACAATAGCATTGTTCTTTAAGTATCAGCATGTAAATTTTGTACATTTCTTAACTGTGTTTCGTAATTTTTTAAAGAGTATCCCAAAGCAGAATTGTATAGTCTTCTATGGGCCGTCAGACACAGGAAAATCTTATTTCTGTCACAGTTTAATAAGATTTATGAAAGGTAAAGTAATTAATTTCATGAATAGAGCAAGTCATTTTTGGTTATCCCCTTTAGTAGATTGTAAAATGGGTTTATTAGATGATTGTACATTTCAATGCTGGCAACATTTAGATGTTAATATGCGAGGTGCATTGGATGGTAATGAAGTTTGTATTGATAGTAAACATAAAAATCCAACACAAATTACATTGCCTCCAATGCTGATAACTACAAACTTTGATGTGGAAAAAGAGGAGAGTTTACAATTTCTTAAAAGTAGGTTACAAATATTTCATTTTCCAAATCGTTTACCAACTAATGATGATGGCTCTTTAGTATACAAAATTAATAATGATACCTGGCAATGTTTTTTTAGAAAATTCGCCACTCAAATAGACCTAACACCTAGAGAAGACCTCCAAAATGAATCAGGCCGATCTGACAAAACGTTTCGATGTACTTCAGGAGAAATTAATGGAACTATATGAATCAGGAGAAAATACATTAGAAGCTCAAATAGAACATTGGAGAATTATTAGAAAACAATATGTTCTTATGTATTATTCCAGAAAAGAAGGGTATAAAAATCTAGGACTACAACCTTTACCAACATTGCAAACATCAGAATATAAAGCTAAAGAAGCTATACAACAGTTGTTATTATTAGAGAGTTTACAAAGATCACCTTTTAAAGATGAGGAGTGGTCTCTCAGTGATACTAGTGCTGAATTAACATTAACACCACCTCGTAACACATTTAAAAAGTCACCTTATATTGTTGATGTATGGTTTGATAATGATCCTAAAAACTCTTTTCCATATACACAATGGAATAGAATATATTACCAAGATGACAAGGAACAGTGGCGCGTTGCAGAAGGAAAAGCAGACATTAATGGACTGTTTTATGATGATTATACAAATGAAAGAAACTATTTCTTAGTGTTTGCTCCAGATGTGGACAGATTTAGTAAGACTGGACAATGGACTGTAAAAGTTAAAAATGAAACTATTTCTTCTGTCACTAGCTCACAAAGGCAATCTTCCACCGTCTCTGTTCAAGGATCAGTTACCTCCTCCAGGGACGCCGTTACCAGTTCGAAAACCTTTGGACGGGACAAGGGCAAAGAGGGAAGCCCTAGCTCAACCACCCCGTCGACCCCCGACCTACGACGCAGACGACGACGACGAGAACAAGGAGAATCTTCTCCCAGAAGACGAACGAAAAGGTTACGGGAGGTCCCAGGTTTTGGCGTCCCTGCTTCAGAGGTTGGAAGAAGACCTACAACAGTACCAACAAGAGGTCTTAGAAGAATTGAGCGTCTTGCGGCAGAAGCTCGGGATCCCCCAATAATAATTGTAAAAGGTGGAGCAAACAATTTAAAATGTTTTAGAAACAGACATAAAAACAGCTCTCTGTTTGATAGGATGTCAACTGTGTTTAGATGGGCAGGAGATAGTTTTGGTAATAGAATGCTTATATCCTTTATTAGTTTGGAGCAAAGATCTATGTTTTTAAATCTAGTCCATTTACCAAAAGACTGTACGTACTCTTTAGGATCTTTAGAGTCACTATGAATGGTAACAGAAGATCTAAGCGTGATACTGTTGAAAATCTATATAAATCATGTCGCTTAGGAGGAGACTGCCCTCCTGATGTAGTAAATAAAGTTGAACGAAAAACACTTGCTGATATTTTATTGCAAACATTTAGCAGTATATTATACTTAGGAGGGTTGGGGATTGGTACTGGGAAAGGAGCTACAGGTAATGTTAGTGTAAGACCTATTCCTGAACTACCAACTATAGAAATTCCTAGTGGAACAAATAGAGTAGAAGAAATCCCTTTAACTGACATAACTCCAACAAGACGAATTCCTAGCAGGACTCAAGAGCGACCGTTTTCGGTACCTATTGATAGAATTGGTGCTGGATTTAGACCTCGAGATCCAACAGGTGCTCGCCCAATAGATGTTATAGATCCAGCATCACCAGCTGTGGTAACATTACAGGAAAACCTACCAGATTCTGTAATTACATTAACAGAGCCAAACTTAGAAACTGGGGAGTCTGTAGTAACTAATATTGACATTATTACAGATACTACATCTATACAAAGTCACCCAACTGTATTTCAGTCAATAGAAGATCAAATAGCAATATTATCTGTTACACCAGCTGATCCCCCTGTTAGTGAGGTCGTTTTTAGTGCTGCAGACCCCTCAGTAAATCCCTTTGTAAGTGTGCAGTCTATTGCTGGACATATAGATCCATCAATTAATGTCTTTGTAGACCCTAATTTAACAGGAGATGACATTTTATTTGGGGAAGAAATACCTCTAGAACCTATAAATCCGAGATCAGAGTTTGAAATTGAGGAATATCCTCAGGTTAGTACTCCGGAAGAAAGAATACAAAGAGCATTTAGCAGGGTCAGACATTTTTACAGGCAGCATATACAACAAGTCAGAACAAGCAACTTAAATCTGTTAGGGGATGTTTCCCGCGCAGTTGAATTTGGATTTGAAAATCCCGCCTTTGACCCAGAAGTGTCAGTTGAATTTCAAAGAGATGTAACTGAACTAGCAGCAGCACCCGATGCAGATTATGCAGGGCTACAAAGAATTAGTAGACCCTATTTCAGTGAAACACCAGAGGGTACAGTGAGAGTAAGTAGAATAGGTCAAAGAGCAGGCATGCGTACCAGAAGTGGTACAGTACTATCTCAGGATATACATTATTTTTACGACATTAGTAGAATACCTAATGTTGAAAGTATTGAATTACTACCTCTATCAGAGATCACTGAAGGCTCAGCATTTATTGACCCAGAAGAAGAAAGTGTATTTATAAATGAGTTAAATGTGGATCCTGAAAATGTTCTACTTGATTCTTATAATAATGATTTTTCCAATGCTCATTTAATTTTTAATAACACTGAGATAGATGATGATACCTTAACCTATCCTACATTAATTAGTGACATAGGAATTCGTACCTTACCAACGTTTTCAGATATTTTTATATCTGAGCAAAACCAAAACCAGGATACCACATTTAATATCCCATTAATTCCTATTAATCCAGTGGAGCCTCCTAAGGGAACTGTGGTGCTGTCTTATGATTTCTATTTGCACCCTTCATTATCTAAAAAGAAAAAGAGAAAAAGAAAATATTACTTTTAATATTTTACAGATGTCTCTTTGGCTGCAGAATCCTGGCAAATTATATCTCCCGCCATCAAAACCTGTTGCAAAAGTATTCAACACGGATGAATATATTAAGCGCACTGGCTACTATTTTCATGCAGGCACGGAACGTCTTCTGCTTGTTGGAAATCCATATTTTGATGTTGAAAATGGAAACAACGAAATTACAGTACCCAAAGTTTCAGCAAATCAGTATAGAGTAATGAAGTTACAGTTACCAGACCCTAACAAATTTGCTATCGCTGACGCTTGTGTCTTTGACCCCCAGAAAGAAAGATTAGTATGGCGACTAGCAGGTATTGAAATTGACAGAGGTGGTCCTTTAGGTATTGGTGCTACAGGCCATCCTTTATTTAACAAGTTTACAGATGTGGAAAATCCAACAGAGTATCCCGGCTCTCATTCTGATGATAATGATTACAGAAAGGATGTGGCCTTTGAACCAAAGCAGGTTCAGATGTTTATTGTAGGCTGTGTTCCTCCTACAGGGCAATACTGGGACGTTACTAAACCTTGTGTCCCATTAAATGATGGTGATTGTCCAGCAATAGAATTGTTGCACACCTACATTCAGGATGGAGACATGTGTGAGATAGGGTTTGGGAATGCAAACTTTCAGAACTTCCAACAGGATAAAGCAGGAGTGCCACTAGAGATTACTAATGAAATATGTTTGTGGCCTGACTTTTTAAAAATGACAAAAGATGTGTATGGTGACCAAGTGTTCTTTTATAATAAAAAAGAACAAATGTATGCCAGACATTACCTGACTAAAGCTGGAATTGATGGTGATGCTTTACCTGTGGGATCCTATCTAAACCCAGCTAATGGAAATGCACAACGCACGAACTTGGGGCCTTATTCATATTATTCTACTCCAAGTGGTTCATTAGTGTCTAGTGATGCTAATTTATTTAACAGACCATATTGGCTACATAAAGCACTTGGCGCAAATAATGGTATTTTGTGGGGTAATAATTGTTTTGTAACAGTTGTGGATAATACCAGAAATGTACACTTTAGTCTGTCTATATCAACTAAAGAAAATGATATAACCAGTCAGGGATATACATATAAGTCAAAAGACTTTAAAAATTATACCAGGCATACAGAAGAATATGAAATAGAATTGATAGTAGAACTATGTAAAGTGCCTCTTGATCCTGAGGTATTAGCCCACATTAATGTAATGAATCCTCGCATACTTGAAAATTGGGATTTAAATTTTGTACCTCCAGCTCCAGAAGGGCCTCAGGATACTTATAGATATTTAAGTTCAAATGCTATAAGATGTCCTGCTGATATTGAACGCCCTAAGAATGAAGAACCTTGGGATAAATATACATTTTGGACAATAGATTTAACTAACAAAATGTCCAGTGAACTTAGTGAATATTCTTTAGGAAAACGTTTCTTATATCAGACAGGCCTAATATCTAACAAACGCATACGACCCTCATGCTGTGAACCTACTGCTTGTAAACGATCTTGCAAACGTAAAAGAACAAAATAATGTAAACTGTGAAAAACTTGCAAATGTATACTGTGAATTGTACCATTTCAGTGTTGTCTTATACATTTCTAAAATAAAGCTGCTGACGGAGTATCTGAGTCACTTATTTTTCTCCACCCAGCAATTATTTGACTTATGTCCAGTATTAATAAACAACTCAATCATTTAGCTGGAAGACTAGCCAACTGGACAGCTTTCAACCACATTTGGTATTCTTCCTCCCGCAGGGCATTGATACTGTACCGCTTTCGGTACCGCCTTAAGTCTGCAGGTAAGCACAAGTTCATACAAACTAACGCCAAACGAAAGGTGCCAGAAACGTTACATGTTTTCGCGCCAATTACCGAGAATGGTATTTCAGTTTGTTATCTGTATGATTGTTGGCAACTATTATTTCCTGTAGAAAAAAAACACCGAGACTGGTACTTATAAAAAGCACCGTTTCTGTAGTTCTTTCTTTCTTCTCG